AAAGAATCTTGACTCATATAATCATATCCAAGATTTGGTATTCTACCCTCTGGATATCTGAAGTATTGTGATCCTGTTGATTGATCTTTGGATGCATCATTATTTGATACAACTGTTTTTAAACTGAAGTCAAATGAACTTAGTGTACCCATATCAATGGGTCGAATTTGATTATTAGTAGATCTAACTGCACTTTTTGATATTGATGAACTCTTTGTAGTTGAATTGTTTTGTGGTCCTGCTGTGATTGTTTGTGGGGGTGTTTGGACTACATTAGTCGCTGATCTATATGAGTCAAGATTCTTTAATCTAATATAGTTATTACGTTCAGTTGTTGTATTTGATCTACTCTTTGCAATAGAAAGTATATCTATTTTTGTTTGTGTATTTAATTTTTTGAAGACATCATTTCTATCACCAGTCCCCTTAAACATATTATTAAAATATTTTTCATTGAGGATAGTTATTTTGTCCAAGGAAGCATCAAAACTATAGATGGGAATATCCTCTCCAACTGGATATCCTTCAAGACCACCTAACTTTGTACCAGTTGCAGAAATTGTGAAGTCACCTGATTTTATGTTCCCATCAATATGAACCTTTTGTTTTTTCTTATCGGCAGCATCACCATAAGGATACAGTTCTACCTTTCGATAGATATCTGTATCCCCTGTTATAGACCAGTTAGATAGATCTGTTGCCATTTATTTCTTTTTAGATATTTAGATCAAATTTCTGATAATTAATAGATCTTAAGTCTTCAAGTTCCATCGGATATATCACATGGAGATTGCTTTGTACTTCTTCCCATGTGTAGTTTCTGAAATTACCCCAATGATAATTTATACCTCTGAAACCCCATCGATTGACTTCAGTACAGGCAATGAGTGGGTATTCATCATAACGAATACGAGGAGTCTTGGGTCTGTAGATAAATGTATAGTATCTACCCACATCAGGAACAACTTCAACTTCAGAAAGTCTTTCAAGAACTTCTGTCATCTTGTCATCAGGATCAGTTAGGTTTGCACAAACATCAATTAGATCTTCTGTTCTTAGGGTGTCGCTTGCTAGATACTTTTCCTGTTCCTCGTCCATACTGTTTGATACCTAACTCATCTTCTGTTATGATTTTGAATTCAATACCATTGTCTTTGGCAAACTCACTGACTGCCTTCCACTTTGCCATGTTGATCTCATAGGTGGCTGCCTCATACAGATATGATTTAGTTATTCTTCCCTTCTTTTCAGGAGGTTTAGTCTGTCGTTTGGGTTTCACCTCAATTATTTGTCTCTTGGTTTTACCATTGGCTTCCCTGAATTCAACTAAGAAATCAGGAAAATATCTATGGACTTTACCATCAGCTGGTGACACATAGGGAATACTGAATTCTTCAGATGCCCACTTCAATACATTTGGTTGTTTATCACACCAGTTGCAGAATTTTCTTTCCCATGATGAACGACAAATAATATTGTTCGGGTCACCCATGTATTTGTCTGGATTCGACGGTTTGAATTTTGACTTAATACTTTTCCCCAAAACTCACATACATAGTAATAGTAGTCAAGTGTATTTATAGATGGCTGGGGCATCGCCAAATGCTTTCAAGACAGGAGCTCTAAAGAGTAAGATAATGAATCTTGCTCAGACTTCTGTCTATCAAGTAAAAATTCAACCACCACCAAATGTTCTTAACTTTTTGAGAACTGAGAGGTCACTTGATTACACTCAGAGAGGAGAGAATATAGAACTCCTTTGTCATCAAACCACTCTTCCTGGAACTTCATTTTCCACCACTGAAACCACTAATAACTATACTGGTGTCACTGAAAGAATGGTCTATCGTAGAATGTATGACTCTACGATTGATATGACTTTCTATGTTGATAAAGCATATGATGTCATCGAATTCTTTGAGGGTTGGGTTGATTATATGAGTGGTATGAATATTGATAATCCCAATAGTGGTGATACAAGGGAGATGTATAGGAGTAGTGCAGCCACATATAGAATGAATTACCCCTCGACCTATAGAACTCCAATTCATGTCACAAAGTTTGAGAAGAATCTCACAGATGCTCAATTGACATATGAATTTGTAGATGCATTCCCACTTAATGTCATCTCAATACCAGTCTCATATGAACAGAGTGATGTCTTAAAATTAAGTGTATCATTCGCATACACTAGATATGTTAGATTCAGATCTAAACAAGGATTACTCAATAATTATGGTGAGTTCTTTAATCCAAAAGGACCCAATGCTTCCTAATAAATAAACCACTGACCATCTCGTTATAGGATATTATGCCTTTACCAAAAATTGCTACACCAACATATGAGTTGGAATTGCCTTCGACAAAAAAGACAATCAAGTATAGACCTTTCCTAGTGAAGGAAGAAAAACTTCTGGTTCTTGCACTTGAGACTGAAGATCAGAAAGAGATTACAAATGCCGTTAAGTCTGTCATCAAGAATTGTATTCAGACTAGAGGTGTCAAAGTAGAAACACTTCCTACCTTTGACATTGAATATCTGTTCTTGAACATTCGTGGTAAGTCTGTTGGTGAAGAGGTTGAAGTCAATATTGTTGCACCTGATGATGGTGTGACACAAATCCCTGTAACTATTGACATTGATGATATCAAGGTCAATGAAAATCCAGAACACAACAAACAAATCAAACTCAATGATGAGTTGATGATGGAGATGAGGTATCCATCATTGGACCAGTTCATCAAGAACAACTTTGATATTAATGACTCAAACTTTGATCAGTCATTTGAATTGATTGCTAGTTGTGTTGATAAGATTTATAGTGAAGAAGAGGTTTGGTCTACCGATGATGTCAGTAAGAAAGAGGTGATGGAATTCCTCGAACAAATGAACTCTATTCAGTTCAAAGACATCGAGAAGTTCTTTGAGACAATGCCCAAGTTGTCTCATACATTGAAGGTCACTAATCCTAAGACTAAAGTTGAAAGTGAAGTTGTTCTTGAGGGGTTGTCTAGTTTTTTCGCGTAGGTATGGCTCATATGAATCTTGAGTCATACTTTAGATTAAACTTTGCTTTGATGCAGTACCATAAATATTCATTGACTGAGATTGAAAACATGATGCCTTGGGAGCGTGATGTTTATGTATCACTTCTTCAGAACCACATTAAAGAAGAAGAGGAGAAAGCAAAAGCTAACCAATGATAAATTCATCCGATGATCAAAATATCCCAGAGGGGCTTGATGACCTGCTTGACTCCATTAGGGGAAAATCTGGAGGGAACAAATCGGGTGCGTTGGCTGTTTATGTACCAGATGAGAGAGAAGAAGATCTGGTCTCTGAACAAATTGATGAAAGAATCCTAGCCCTTCTTGGTTTAGAAGATGCTATTGACATTGATTATGCAACCTACAAGACTCTTCTTAGAGAGAAGATGATGGAAGGTAGGATGGCAGATAGTAAGATGCCAACCGAAGAGACTGAAATATTAACTGAGGAATTTAAGAGAGTAAAAGGAAATACAGGTAGATTCAAAGTTAAGAAAGAGAAGATTAAATTTGAGTCTTTTGTTGCTAATGTGACGACATCACAAAGATCAAGACCTCAATCATCTTTACTTGCTCTTCCAGGAACTGCAGAACCTGATGTTGAGGTTGGACAGGATCCCGCAGTGGGTGGAATACAAAAGTTTCTGGGTGGTATCTCAGATAAGTTAGCGAAGATTGAAAAGAACCTTGGTGACATGTTAGACATGGAAGCCGAACAAGCTGCTGCGGAAGAGAAAGAAGATAAGATACAGGGAATACAAAAGTTTCTGGGTGGTATCTCAGATAAGTTAGCGAAGATTGAAAAGAACCTTGGTGACATGTTAGACATGGAAGCCGAACAAGCTGCTGCCGAAGAGAAAGAAGTAGATAAGAAAAGAGTTGTTGGTGAAAAGATAAAGAAAAGAGATAGAGAAAGTAAATTAGAGAAAAGTGTTAAGGGGTTTGGGAAGAGAGTAACTGATCAAGTCACCAAACCTATAAAGAGTTTATTTGATACGATCTTTGATTTCTTTAAATTTGTTTTCTTAGGAAATGCTATTAAGGGACTCATTGAGTTACTTGAGAACCCAATGATGATCTTAAATCCACTTATCGATATGGTAAATGGTGTTATCGATGTGGTCAATAATGTTCTTGAATTTGTGTTTGGTGGGATTGTTGATAACATCAATAAGATGATTGGTCCTCTGAATGGTGGTATCACAAATCTTGAAAATTCAATCAATGGTATCTTTGATTTGTTTTCTGGTGAAGAGGAAGATGCTGAGGGGGAGAAGGAGAAGTTCAAAATCCCCAGAATTCCAGAGGCAGAAGTATTCCAGTTTGAACCTATAGAGAAGTTCAAACCGAAGATGGAGGAGAAGAAGGAGGAACCAGTCAAAGCTAAGGGTATGGCTGGTGGTGGATTGGTTATTAATGAAGGACCAACCTTTAATGTAAAACAAGAGGTTGGTGGATACACAGAAGGTGGTCCTATCACTAGTAGTTCTGGTCAAACCATCACAGGGATGGGACCTGACACTCAACTGATTGCGGCTCAACCAGGTGAGATTGTGATGAGTAAGAAGGCAGTTCAAGCCTATGGTGCAAACAACCTTCTGGCTATGAATAAGAATGCTGGTGGAACTAATATCCCAACCATGGGTGCTATTCAAGGTTTCTCAGGTGGTGGAGTTGTTCAACCAGTTCCATCGGGATCTTACAAAGGACAATCTGGTCAAAAATATGGTGATCCAAGAAGTTATGGTGGACACGCTGGTATTGATATAACAGAGGATCCACCATATGGTGCCGACCCGAAAGTCCCTGTTGTTTCTATGGCAGATGGTAAGGTTGTAGCGAGTAGTCCAAACTATCCATATCAAACTTCTGGATACACATCAAATTTATCTGTCAATCATGGTAATGGATTGATGGCGACATATTTACATATGACACCATCTAAGAAAGTGGGGACTCCCGTGAAGAGAGGCGAGAGAATTGGAAAATTAATTCCTCTAGGTTCGGCATCCAATAATTATGCTCAAACACATTTACATCTTCAAACATATAAGGATGGAAAGGTAGTCAATCCTCTTAATGTTTTGAGTGGTTTAATTAGACCTGGAAGTGGAACTGATGTGGCTGAGGTGGAACCTTCACCACAAGAAGGTTCTCCCGTATTTAAAACCAACAGAAGAGGAAGACGTATTGCTACGGTAAAACCATCATCAAAATCAACACCAACTATTTCACCACCACCTCAAAGGGGTGGACAAACATCTGTCCTACCTGTTCCTGGACCTAATCAACAACAACCACCAACCAGTTCGGTATCAGCTGGACAAAAAGATGTCCCATCATTCTCTTCAAGGGACATGGGTAACACTGAGTTTATTGTTATCAAATCCATCTACAATATTGTAGGATAATGGCAGCAACGGCACTTCTAGGACCAGCAATTAAAGCTTTAACCTCAGGGGCAGCAAAGAAGGCAGCAATGGGTGCTGCAAAAGGTGTTGTAAAAGATAAGGCTAAAGATTTTGTTACAGGAAAGAAAAGAAAGGGTAAAGGAGGTGATTTAGTAAAATCTGGGAAAGGTGTCGAAGAACAAGTTGAAGGTGGCAAAGGTGGTGCGATTGTTCCAACCACACCAATGGTTGGTAGTTATAAAGTAGAGACAGTATCAGACAAACCAGATGAGGTAGGGAAACCATCTAAGGTTAGTTATGAGTCTATCAACAATCAACTTGATAGTATCATTGGTCTGACAAATGTTCTGAAGAAAACTTCAGCAGCTAAGATAAAGAATGCTGAGAACAGAAGAAAGGCTGAACGTAAATCTGCTGAAAAAGAGAAGAAGAGACAGAGAGAAAGTCTACTAGAGAGGGGTGCTGGTATGGCACTTGGGGTGGCTGGTAACCTTTATGGTAAAGCCACTGAGGGATTTGATCCACTCAAATTCCTTACTATGATTTTTCTTGGGAATCTTGTCAAGTGGTTCAATGAAAATGGAAGTAAGATAGCTGCTCCGTTGAGAATTATTCTGGCAGCAATGAATAATACTCTTAAAGTAATCAAAACTGGACTCAAATCTTTGGGGGTAGCCTTTAGGGGGGGATTTAAGTTAATTGGTAAACTTCCTAAAGCAATTCTGAGACTTGGTAAAAATGTAGGTAGTACTCTCTTCAATATTGGTAAAAGACTAGGAAAAGGTTTTCTAAAAGTTGGTAAGGGATTATTTAATTTCGTAAAACGTTTACTTGGTAGACTAAGAATACCAGGATTCCGACCACCATTTAAAGGACCTAAGCCTAAAGGTGAACCTCAACCCAAAGGACCCACATTGACTGGTAGTGGTGCTGGGTTGGGAACTGCTGCTCAGCAAAGGGGACGAAGTGCTACGGCTGGATTTAGAAGTCCTGGTCGTTATAGAGCTCCTGGTGAGGCACTGGCAGGTGGGACATTCAGATCACAACAAACAAGAGCTCAGCTAACAGGACCACAGGCAACTGTAAGACCTGGATCTTTTGCTGCTAGAACCAGACAACTTAGTGCTAGTCTTGAAACTGGAACATTATTTGGTGGTAAGGGTGCAAAATTCCAGAGGGGAGCTAATAAGTTTTTGAAGACTTTATTTGGTATT